CAAACCTCCATGACGTATTTAGGGTTACCTGGTAATTATGTGTTGAATTATACCATAACATACACGTCTCCAACGGCATTAGTTCCAAATGATGGAATGATAATTTCAACTCCACATAACTTCGTTTACATTATTGTGCCTAATCCATCGCCAATTTTGACTGATACAACCACTTTAAATGCCACATTTGATTATCAAATTATTGGCATGTCATCAAACATACAGTTATCAACGAACACACCTGTATGCCACAAGTTCTATCCGTCTCCTTTGAAAGTGACCGCATCGACCTATGCTGAAGTAGGTCGCTCTGTCAGTGTGTCCTCAAATATTCATTTCGAGACGTCCTATCCTTCGCTATGGAGTTTTACTGAGTACAATGATGGTATAAACTCTATAATAGCGTGGATCTTCCAACTGTACAGTTTATAGTTAAGTATCCAAATGGTTTATCCGTTGGAGAGATAGTGACTATACAGTATACCATGACCTTTTTATCTGGGCCATGGACCACATCTTCAGCATACGCATGCACTGCTCCTGCCGAATTTATGCACACGATGAAGTTTCTTCCATCAATACCGGGTGCATTATATGTGCAAGCGTATCCAGGACCAGTAACGTTTCCCGTTGCTGGTTTCATCCCATACAATCGGTTCAACTCATTATTGTTGACCTAGGTGGTTACTAACTATGCGCCAACCAGATGTTGGTCAAATCCTGTAGGGTGCAAGAACGTTTAGCCGTTCATCCGATTTCCAGTTAGCAAGAAAAACTGGGGTGTCTCTAGGAGAGCAACCATATGGCTCCATGTATTTTAAAAATTCCGGGTACGAACCACGTGGTTCCTTTAACCGAATCTCACGCCCAAACCTATAAGGCGTCAAGCGCAGAGACGTTACTGGTTACTCCACCTGGGGCTGTACCAACCCCAAGTATACCAGGGGCGTACGCGAGTACACACCTGGTTCTTGTGGTTATCCCCGTAACCATGATGCAAGAACCAGATAATAGAATCATAATTAATGTCAGAGATATTAGCATTCCATTGGAATGCCAAGATTTGTGGCAACAGCATTTATATAATGAACGACGTCGTCATCTGTTCACATTTTTGCCAGCAAGTGACTGCTTATTTGTTAAACCTAAAGTTAAGTCATCACTTAATGGCAACAATGGAAGTTGGACTAATTCAGACGACGTAGACAACGCTGACCGGTGCCGAATTAATAAAGAGGCGAAAACTAATCGCTTTAGATCAAACCCAGGTGCACCAAAATTCAGCGCAAAAAATCGCATAGACATTAAAACTGTGGAT